GTGGTACTTTGAAAGTTAATAGTGGTAACGGTAGCACAAGTTTTAGCACTGGTGCACTAGTTGTGTCAGGAGGACTTGGAGTAAGTCAAAACATGTATCTAGGCGGAAGTTTAGATGTTGCAGAAAGTCTTGTAGCAAAAAACATTACCCCAAAAGATAATCTTTCTTATAACTTAGGTACAACTACTTTAAAATATAATAATGTGTATGCAAATAACTTTGTTGGTAATCTTACTGGTACAGTTAACGGTAACATAAGTGGTACAAGTGCCTCTGCAGGAAAACTAGCTAGTCCTACTACATTTAGAATGTCAGGGCATGTTACTGCACCAGAGTTTACATTTGACGGCAGCGGAACTAGCACAAAAGAGTTTGTAACAACTGTTAGTGAGGCATTTATCACTGGACAATCGTTATCAACTACTATCGAAGGCACAGACGATATATTGATTGCCAGAGGCACAGACATTAAAAGAGTCAAGCAATCAACTTTAGTAAGCACAGTTCCAACTTTTACACTAGGCATGATTATGCCATATGCAGCAGAGGAACTTCCAGCATCAGAAGTTCTTTGGGTGTTATGTCACGGACAGGAACTTGTAAAAGCAAACTATCAATCACTTTATGATTTGATTGGAGATACATATGGAGCACCCTCGAGTGCACTCTATTTTAAAGTTCCAGATTTAAGAGGTAGATATGTTTTAGGTCATGTTCCTGACGATGTATCTTATATCGATACAAACCGTGTATATGATAAAGCAAGCGAAAGTGATTCGTTTGGTGCTTCAAGTGTGATGGGCACAACAGCAGGTCAAGAAAGTGATTGGATTACAAAGGATCAGCTTCCAAATCACGAACACAGTTTAGAAGGTGATGCAGCAAATCAATACCTAGCAATGACAAATGCAGGCGATGGATCAGACACTGGTGCCGCAGCTAACAACTTGTTAGGAAATACAGCAGGGTACGGAATAGACAGGACAGGCGGTGTTGAAGATGTAACATTCACAACAGAAAATATTGACAATGTCAATCAAGAGGTTGGTACCAAGTTTAAGGTTACTAGTCCTAGTGTTGTAATGAACTATATCATGTACATTGGACCATCTACATAAGCAGGAGTAAATATGAGTTATAAAATAAACAAAACAGACGGTACATTACTTGTAGATCTTGTAGATGGTAAAATAGATTCAGATTCCATAGATGTAACACTTATAGGTAGAAATACCACAAGTTATGGCGAAGTTATGAATGAAAACTTTGTCAAGATATTGGAGAACTTTGCCAATGCAGCCGAACCTGATAATCCACTACGTGGACAAATATGGTACGATACAAGCGATGGACGTTTAAAAGTATTTGACGGCACAAGATTTAGAAATACAGACACTACAGTTCTTGGAGCAAGTCAACCTACAATGCTTGCAGGCGATATTTGGATTGATAGTGCAAATCAACAAATGTATTTTAGTGATGGTGTAGATGTAATACTTGCAGGACCTACGTATACAAGCACACAGGGCTACACAGGAGTTGAACCAGTAACATTAGTTGACAGATTTGGACAAAGAAAAACTGTAACGATTTACAAGATTGGAAACCAACCTGCAATGTTGATCAGTAGAGAAGCATTTACTGCTGCTTCAACAACTGACAATCTTACAAAACTCACAGGATTTACAACGGCTATTAAATCGGGTATCACGATTGCAACTGCACTTAGTGATTTTTCTTTTTATGGAAACGCAGATAGCACAACAAAGTTGAGCGACGGTACTACTACTTTTGTCCCTAATGATTTTTTAATAAAAGCATCAACTAGTACTCAAGAAGTTTCAGCAAGATTGCAAGTTACCAACATTGAAGGTTTAAAAGTTGGACCAAATCTAGAAATATTACTAAAAGCTGAAACCAATAAGGTTGTATTACGATCTACTTCTAATACAGATGATTTAGCGTTACAAGTTACAAGATCTAATGTGGCAACAGATGCTATTTTTATAGACAATGATGTGTTTAGATTAGGATTTAAAACTTCAACTCCAGAATATGATTTTGATTTTGCTGGAGATATGAGAGTTACAGGCGACCTAACAGTTCAAGGTGACACTACATATATTTCTACACAAACACTACAACTTGAAGATCATCAGATTGAGTTGGCAGTTGCAGATGATAGTAGTACATATCCTGATAGTGCTGCTATTGATGACGCAGGTATTGTTATTCGCGGCGGTCCTGAAGGTTACGAATCTAATACAAAGTCTTGGACTTGGAAAAATGCAACTGACGCTTGGACTCCACATGCCTACATAGATTTACCTTCTGGATATCATTATAAAATAGGCGGATCTGAAGTGCTATCATCAACTGCACTTGCAACAAGTGTTACTAGTGCATTAGGCATAACACAGATTGGTACATTAACAGAACTTACAGTTGATAACTTTACTTTTAACAGTAGTACATTAACAATGGCTACTCCTTTAACTCTTACAATCGGCGGCGATATTACATTTACAAATGAAAACAAGTTACTTAATGTAGGAACACCAGATGTTAGCGATGATCCAAACACTGCTGCAACAAAAGAATATGTTGATAATGCATCATTAGAACGTGACGAAGCATTTTCTTTAGATACAACAGGATTAACAGACGTACAAATAGCTGATGTTATTGAAGATTTATTTCCAGCTATAACAAAAAACCCTGGAGTATATTGTAAAGTGCATTGTACTAGTTATAGTGGTACATACGCTTATGACGCAGGCGATGGACTTACAAAAAGTTTTGTTACAGTTGACAAAAACGGCGTTGAAAACCAAAGTGTTTTACAAGACGTTGCATTTGCTGAACAAACAAACCAAACTGTTACACTCACAGTAACACGAACATTAAAAAGATTTGTAGTAAACGGTGCTCAGCAATGGGAGTTTGATACGGATTTATAGTTTCCAGCGTATAACTGGTAAATACATAAACATAACAAGGTTAGGTAACTATGGCATATACAATTAATAGATTCAATGGAACTGTTCTTACAAGTGTTGAAGACGGAACAGTTGATCAAACAACAGATTTAAAACTGATAGGTAAAAACTATTCAGGATATGGTGAAGCACAAAACGAAAACTTTTTGTTTTTATTGGAAAACTTTTCAGGAACTGCTGCACCAACAAAACCTATTACTGGTCAACTATGGTTTGACAACAGTGGTAATAGACTGAAAGTTTATGATGGTACACAATGGAAAGGTACAGGTGGTGCCGAGGTAGCCGCTGCTACTCCAACTAGTAGAGCAGAAGGTGATTTATGGTGGAATACAACAACTGATCAGCTTTATGGTTTAAATGAATCTAACACTTGGGTATTGATTGGACCGCAAAAAGCAGGCACAGGTACAACTTCTATGCAAAGTTTTACAATCTTTGAAGACAGTACAGGTGTAGCTAAATCAGTGATTGCAGCCGTAACAAACAATAAAATCGTATCTATTATTAGTCCTAACAATGATTTTGTTCCTGCTGTTAATACATTACAAACAGAAATACCTGCAGAAATAAAAACTGCCACAGGTGAACTAAAAACTGCTGGTGTATTTCCTACAATCAAAAAAGGTATCACATTATTTGGTGCAGCATCTGACGGTAACACATATACATCGGATCATTATTTTTGGGGAACAGCAGCCGCAGCTAATGGTCTAGTTGACGGTTCTGGTGTATATCACGCAGAAAATGAATATGTTAAAACAGCGTCTTTAGATTTTAGATCAGGTGCAACTGCTGCACAGTTTCCAGATCAAGGATTTACAGTAGGTACTGATAATGCAGATATTACAATGCGTATTAGACAGGCAGGAGATCCAAGCGGTGACGGCGTAACAGGAGACACTCCTGTGCTAGAGTTAGATCATAATATGCTTGAGTTTTTATCAAGTGGTGCAAGCACAACTATTGCTACACTTACAAATACTCATTTTTATCCATTTGGAAACTCAACTTATACATTAGGTAAAAGCACAAACAAGTTTTTAAATGTACACGCAACAACATTTACTGGTCAAGCAACTGCTGCTGATACATTATCAGTAGGTGGTACAAACAGAAGTGCTGCAACTGCTGCAACACCAAATACTATTGCTGCACGTGATGGCAGCGGAAACATTACAGCAAATGTTTTCACTGGTACTGCAACAAAAGCTCGATATGCTGACCTTGCAGAAAAGTACACAGTAGAAGAAGGTGTAGAGCATCCGGTAGGAACAGTTATGATGGTTGGCAAAAACAGCAAGTTTGAGATTGAGCCATATCAACTTGGGGGTGTAGCAGTTGGTGTTATAAGTGAAAAACCTGCTTACCTTATGAATGAAGATTGTGATGGACAGCCTATTGCATTAAAAGGTCGTGTTCCTGTTAAAGTTGTATTTCCGGTAGGAAAAGGACAAAAACTTTACGGTTGGTCAGATGGCACTGCATCTACTATTCCTACTGACACAGTTGTAGGTGTAGCTTTAGAATCAAATACAGCTCAAGAAGAGAAATTAGTTGAGGTATTACTACAGGTATAAATACCCTAGTAAAGGAATGATATGGCAGTAGGAGAAATAATCACAGTAACTAGGTACAACCAAATGCAAGCAAAGGTTGCTCTAGTTTACGGAAATGGTTCAGGTACATATGGATATGGACAAACACTGAATAGTTCAGCAGTATCAACCTCAGATACTGTGAATGCTTTTCATATGACAAACTTAAAATCAGATATGACTAATGCTAGAGTGCACCAAACAGGTGCTGCACCTACTTTGTCTAATGTAGTAGCCCAAGAAGATATCACTGATGCAGTGTATGCACAGTATGAAACTCAATCGACAAACATTTTAAATGACGCTGCTCTTATATTTGCAACAACACAAGCAAGTGCAGAAGATAAACTTACTACTCAAAGAACAACAAACTGGGGCGGCACTTCTGAAGTGCAAAGTGTAGAGCATCATTTTACAGTTACATTTAATTCAGAAGATCATAGAAGACATTTTTTTAATAGTGGCGGAGAAATACGTTTGACTGCTAGTTTAACTGGTGGCACAGGTTCTAAATACACAGAATGGAACGGTATGCTGTCTGCTCTAGGTACAATAAAAGTTACATCGCAAAATACTACTGCTGATAGCGGCACTAGTTCTGGATTAGGAAACTTTGATTTAACAACATCGTATCAAACTTTACTTATAAAAACAGGTAGTGGTGTATATGTCGATAATGACTATACACTTAAAGCAAAAGCAAATGGAGCAGTGATTACATTTGTTGCAGAATTTAATGATGATGCAGCAGGCAGCGGTGCTGGCGGCCATGGTCCTATAGACGAATCAGTAACTGGCACACTTACAAGTTCTGTAAGTCAACTTAGAGCAACAGGTTCGTATGTTGAGGTAGCCACTCCAATATATAATACAACAACATCTTTAGCTTGACAAAACTGTTTTAATATGTAATAAATGTACAAAGGAGAATAGTTTTGGTAGCAACTGGCGGAAAAATCTTAGCAACTGATTACAATAGTATGCGTACTAATGTAACTGGTATTTTGGTTGCTTTGTGGGGCCAGAGTGCAACTAGTAGCAACGTATCTGCTACAGTTGACAGCGTTACCGAGGACCAACTATTTGATTTATATATTGATATACAAAAAGTTTCAGTACATCAAACTGGTGCTTTAGATGCTACTATAGCTGCTGTTAGTGCAGGAAACACTATCGGCGCAGATACTAGTTTCAACTTTAATACATCTACTGGTACTAAAACAGCTATCACAGATGGTACGTTAATGGGATTTAATGACTATATTAATGCTGTGACAACAATACAAAACTTTGATGATGAAGTAACAGGTTATCCCCCTCCTAACTTTGATATTAGTTCTCCAGAAACTAGCCAAAGAACTACTCAATGGGGCGGAGCAAGCGAAGTACAAAGTGTTTATCATGTAATGACTGTAACATGGACTAATGCATCACAAAGAGCATTTTTCTTCAATGCAGGTGGATCTATCAAGTTTGATGCAAGTCTAACAGGTTCAAGTGGTGCAAAAGGCACAGATTGGGCAAGTATGCTGTCTGCAATGGCAACTATTGATTTTGACAAATATGCAACAACTGCATCAAGTGGTACACCAGCATTAAACAGCGGTTTTGATGATCTAACTTCGAACTATCAGATTATTTTTACAAAAACAGGTAGTGGCGTATACGCAGATAACGATTATACAATATCTGCACGTTTAGATGGTACCACTGCTGTAAGATTTAGAATCGAGTTTAATGACGGCGATGTTGGTGAAGGTGGTCAAGGGATCGGCGGAGTTAATGATCCTATTGACGAAACTGTAACAGGAACACTAACAAGCAATGTTCGTACTAGTACACCAAATAGTAGTTTTACAGTTAATGCAGTAAACTATACAGCTTGTAGTCTTACAGCACCCACAATGTCTACAAGCACAAACATTTCTCAAGATTTAAGTACTCCTCCTACATAAAACTTGACTTTTTGTTTTCACTAATATATAATAATTTAAAAGGAGTTCTTCAATGGATGAAAGACTAGAAAAAGCTCTTGACTTCAGTAACTATATGATTACTTTAGACAATACAAAAAGAGTTTTAAAAGAACAATATCAAGATGATCTATTACATTTTTGTAATGGTGGGCAGTTTACAGTAACTCCTGGACTTGTAAGTTTTTGTCAAAGTTTATTAGCACTAGGGCAAGAAGAAACTGTGATTATTGATGATAATGATATTCCTATTCATATTGAAGATTTAAAAAAGTTTGCTAATGAAATGGTTAATGTTTACACAAAAGCTGCAAACAAGTATATTACAGAATATAACAAGTTAAAAGTAAACAGAACAGTTGAAGGTATTATTGAAGTATGAGTCAAGGTGTTGTACTTATAGCTAGAAATAATACCGAAATCGACTATATTAAGCAAGCAGTTTTTCTTGCAAAACGTATAAGCAAGTATTTAAACTTGCCCACAACATTGATCACTGATAACATTGAATATCTACACAAAACTTATCCAAAAGATATAGATGTATTTGATAAAGTTATTGAGATTGACAATGATAAAAAGTATAGTTACAAAAAATATTTTGATGGTATTTTTTCAAAAAAACAACTAGAGTTTAAAAATGGAAATCGTAGTAGTGTATATGATTTAACACCATATGAAGAAACATTATTACTAGACACTGATTTTGTAGTATCTAATAATATTTTTAAAAATTGTTTTAACCAATCTAAAGATTTTTTGATATATGATTCTGCTTATGATTTTGCAGGGTGGAGAGATCCTAACGAGTTTACATATATAAGCGAAATAGGACCAAAGTTTTATTGGGCAACTTGTGTATTTTTTAGAAAGACTGAGCAAAATAAAATATTTTTTGATTTAGTATCGCACATACAAGATCATTATGCACATTACAGAAATCTATACAAATTAAATACAAATGTATTTAGAAATGATCATGCATTTAGTATTGCAATACATATTATGAATGGATTTACAGATAATAACTTTGCAGGTAAAATGCCAGGAACAATGTATTATTGCACTGACAAAGACGTACTTTTAGATTTACGAGAAGACAACTTTTTGTTTTTAGTTCAAAAAAGAAATGAAAGTAACGAATATACTCCTTTAAGAATAAAAGGTAGTAATGTGCATGTTATAAACAAGTACAGTTTGAATAGGATTATTGATAATGCCTAACTTTACTATGTTAGCAGAAAATAAAAACAGTGATTATATAAAGCAAGCCTATCTTGCTGCATGTAGTATTAAACGATATAATAAAAATGCAAATATCTGTTTGATTACAAATGATGAAGTAAGTGCAAAACAAAAAGCAGTATTTGATGAGATTGTAGATATTCCGTGGTATAGCGAAACTGAATCTAGATTTAGTGCTGAACACAGATGGAAAGTGTATCATGCTACACCGTTTGATAAAACATTTGTATTAGACACAGATGTATTAGTTTTAGAAAATATTGAACACTGGTGGAACTTTTTAGAAAAGAAAGATTTGTATTTTACATCAAATGTAAAAACTTACAGAGGAACAAAATACACAACTAACTACTACAGGCAATCATTTAGAACACATCAACTTCCTGATATTTATTGTGCATTATATTATTTTAAAAAGTGTGACTTTTCGCATAAGTTTTTTAAACTACTAGAAATGATAATGAATAACTGGGAGATGTTTTATGGACAGTTTGCAGGAGGTAAATACTTTCAGAAGTTTCCAAGTATGGATGTAAGTTGTGCTATTGCTGTAAAGTTGCTTAACATTGATAAACAAGTAACTAGTAATACAAGTTTTCCTAATATTACACACATGAAGTTGCACGGACAAGATTGGTGGGATATTAAGACCGAGACATGGCAAGATAAAGTTGGCGTGTATTTAGATAACGATTGCGACTTGTTTATTGGTAACTACAAACAATCTGGTGTTTTTCATTATACTGAAAAAGACTTCCTTACTGACGAAATAGTTGAGATATTTGAAAAAGGAATAGCATGAGCGTATTTGTAAATGTTGACAAATATGTGTCATTTGATGAAAATGGCACACTCTTAGGTATTTACAACAGAGAACCTACTGATGCAAACTACATCAAAGTAGAGCCTAGTGATGTGGAAACATTAATCACAGGTAAAGAGCAGTTTAGACATTATCTAGTTATATTTGATAGTGATCAAAAAAAGCATGTTCTAAAACATATCTATAATGAAGATAACTACATGCCAAATATCAATGATCAAATATTTAAACTTCCTAGAACAAAAAACAATCCAGACTTAACTGTAACACAAGACATAAAAAATAAAAAATGGACATTTACAGTTGCAGAAGAAATATGCGAAAACTTTAGAAAAAATAACTTAAACTTTAACCAAGTAATGGGTTTTAGTATTACACGTAAAAATAATCCAAATCATTTACATCGTTTTTTTACTATTGACATTTCTAGTGTGATTACAGGTGATTATTCTATTGACTTTGACAGCGATTTAGAACTTGACCCTGACGGGTTTAGCGTGTATACTTCTAAGAGACTAGAAAGTTATTATCACGAGGTATTACTATGACTGAATTTAGGGTATTAGATTATGATATAATTTACCTAAGCTATGATGAGCCAAATGCTGAAAAGAACTATGCAGACTTGTGCAAAAAGATTCCTTGGGCAAAAAGAGTACATGGTGTTAAAGGTAGCGATGCAGCACACAAAGCCTGTGCTGAGTTATCAGAATCTGATAGATTTATTACAGTTGACGGTGATAATATTATTAATCCTGACTTCTTAACAAAAAGTTTTAATTTAGATGATCACGAAGATGGACATTGGAATAAAAATGTTAGTTTAGATGAATGTGTAATCAGTTGGAGTGCAAAAAACACAATCAACGGATTAGAGTATGGCAACGGTGGTATCAAATGCTGGCCTAAGCAAAAAGTATTAACCATGCGTACTCACGAAAATGCTGATCCTAATAATGCACATGCACAAGTTGATTTTTGTTGGGATATTGAATACATTCAGATGAATGGTTGTTATAGTGAAATAATGAATAACGGATCTCCTCAACAAGCATGGAGAGCAGGTTTTCGTGAAGGTGTAAAGATGGCACTTGATAGAGGACTAAAGCCGACAGTAGAAGAGTTTCAGAAGAATCATTGGAAGAACTTGCATAGATTATATGTTTGGTTAATGGTAGGTGCAGATGTAGAAAACGGCGATTGGGCAACTTATGGCGCAAGAGAAGGCTTGTACAAAACCATGTGTACTGATTGGGACTTTGTAAATGTGCGTGACTTTGATTGGTTAAATGAATATTGGGATAATAAAGATATTTCGGATATTGATCAACAATCACAAGAACTTGGATACAAGTTGATCGAAGAACTTGAGTTGCCTATTGCTGCTGAGCCATTAAACGGTAATCAAAGTTTGTTCTTTAAAACTGTATACACCAATCCGCCTAGAACAGCAAAGAGATAATATGTCAGAAAACACAGACAAGTTAAAAAGTATTAATGCTATTACTACACGGCATTTTTCACCTAC